GAAATATTAATATATGAATGAACAAATAATAACACAGCCGCAAATGAGACAGCAGATGATGGAAACATAACTGCAATTCTCGAGACTGTAGAAGAATCTGGAATGTTAGATGCATTAATGGATGAACCATTATTAGCAGCCTTAGCTGCTTTAGTATTAGGTCTAGGAGCTTATGTAGCCTATACCGTACCAGCAGTTAAAGAGTTAGTCTTTAAATACTTAAAGAACAATGAAGCTGAATTGATGGATTTACTTGATAAAAATCTAACAAAAGCCCAGATAAAAGCTTTTGAAAAGCTAGACGAGACAGCACAAAAACACGTTAAAGATTCTTTAGTTCGTAATGTTTTAATTACTGCTTGGGATGAAAAAGACGATGAACTTGCTGCCTTAGTAAAGTCCAAAGTCAAGGCTAGTCTTGATGAAGGCAAAGCGCTTTGAACGTAGAGGAATACGAGCAAAGATTACGTCAGAGGGTAGGAGAAGCTGAATATGAACGTCATAAAGAGCTTGTCCGTCTTCTGGCGCGCAATCTTGCTCTTGAAGATATATTGTGGGAAGAAATTCTTGTATGTATTCGGGATGTTAACGCGAGAACAGAGCTCTTGCGTCAAAGAAATACAATCGTTAAAGACATACATACTGAATTCAGAGCATTAAATATTGAAGTGCCAACAACTGTAGAGAAAAATACTGAAGCATTTGCTTCGTTTTTAGGAGAATTATCCGATGACGAAACCCAAAAGCCCTCTGAAGAGCCTGTTGACAGGTAAAGGTGGATTAGATTCACGCTCTTTAGAGAATATATTCAAAAGTTGTAGACGAGATAAAGAAAAAATGCGCAAATTGCTTAGAGCTTTTTGTACAACATATTTAATTGATGGTAAACAACGGCCTTTAAAATTAAGACCACTACAAGAAGATATAGTATTAGAATGTTTAATGGAAAGAGATGATGGTAAACAAACCAAATTAGCTATCTTAGCTCCACGAGGCAGTGGGAAATCGTTCGCATTGTCTGTAGCGGTAACTATATATATGTTTTTTAATAGATTTAGAGATTTAGTATTTATACTTGCTCCTACAGAAGACCAAGCAGCTTTAATATTTAATTATTGTTATAGACATTTTGCTGATAACCCTTTTTTGAATGGCTTAGTTAAGAATTATCGTTTTCATAACAAGCCCAATATAACACTTAAGGGGGGCACAATAATGCGTAGGGCTCCATTAGCGCCTAGTAACCAAGGTCAAGCTATACGAGGGCAACACCCTACTTTCTTAGTTGTTGATGAGTCTCCACTCATCGACGATAAGTTGTTCATTGATAATGTAGAGCCTTCTATTGTTGCTAATAAAGCTCCTTTTATTAATTTGGGTACACCTAAGTCTAAAGATAACCACATGTATAAATATTTATATGACGACGGCTATGCAGATACTTTTAAAAGATTACACTATACATGGAGAGATGCAGTGAACAAAGGTGAAGCTTATTCAGCACCTTACACAGACGAAGAAATGTTAGATAAAATGATGGAGTGGGGAGAAGACTCCATACATTGGCGAACTGAATATGAATGTGAATTTGTAGAGTCGGTATCGAATGTGTTTAATGCAGAAAAAATAAAAAGGTGTTATGATGATTACAAACTTACTAGGTTGGATGGGGATGGACAGTCGGGAGGAAGCAATATTAATGTTAGTGTTGACATTGGCAAATCTGTTAATTCTACTGTCATTAGTGCATGGTCCCTTGATAAATCTGACAAAGAAAATATTGCACGACTTATTTACGTTGAAGAAATCAACCCCAGAACTGGTGGACATGATATTCCATACCAACGTAAACGTATTATGGATGTTGCCCTTGGTCTTGGGGCTACTCGTCTCATTGTGGACTGTACTGGTATTGGTGGTGCGGTTGAACAAGACTTACGGATAGGGTGTTTAGATGCTAATATACATTTTGTGGCGTTTGTTTTTACAGGTGGTCCCAAAGGGACTAAAACTCAGATGTACAGAGATTTCCAATCATATATTCAACAAGGAAGAGTAAGAGTACCTAATCCTGAAAACTTACCTGCTAATGAAGCTAAGTTAATTCATAAGTGGACAAGAGAACATATTGATTTAGAATATACAATGGATGCTGCTGATAAAACTGAAAAGATTTCAGCACCAAGTGGTAAACACGATGATTATTGTGATAGTTCTGCAATGGGATTACATGCTACTTTAAGTATGCTACCTATGACAGGAAACTATGGTGCAGGTGTTGTATCTAGACCAATAAGTAGAAATAACGCTAATAACGCAGGAACCTATAGTAAACGGCCACTTTTTGCGACAACTAGACGCAATCCTAGACTTTTAAAGCAATCCTTAAGGGGAATCTAACAAAAACTTTATATACCCATCAGAGTTAATTATAAATAGCCATGTCGTTTATAGATAGAGTTAGACGCACTTTTGCCCGAGTTGGTGGCAATCCTGCGTATAAAAAAGACGACCCACGAAGTTACGGTGCGGGAGTAATTCAAAGACTTAAAATAAATAAGGGATTCGGTGGATTTGCACAAAATAAGGACTATGAGCCACACATTGGTAAAAATAGAACTTATATGAATGTTTACCTATCAGACCCTATTGTAAGAAGTCTAATTGATTTACCTTGCTTGTATGCTGTCAAAGATAATTTTGATATAGTTACAGCCGATGACAATGTAAGGGAAGAGTTAGAAGAAATGTTCCGTGATATAAATATTGAACATATTTTATATGGATGGATAAGAAATGCTCGTATTTTTGGTACAGGGTATTTAGAATGGACAGGAGATAATTTAATTGTACGTTCTAGTCAAAATATGTTTGTTAAAAGGAATGAGCACGGACAAATAGAATATTATTATCAAAAAATAGGTGATGATGAAGAAAACGTTAGGTTTGAAGAAAGTGAGATTATAGAGTTGAAAAATAATCAATTCGATGATTTTGCTTATGGTTTATCAGATATACATCCTATTCTCTATTTAGTGGATTTAAAAGATTATGCAGAAAGAGATATTGGTGCAGCCCTTAATAAATATGCATCTAGTCGATTTGATGTATCATGTGGTTTACCAGATATGCCATATGGTCCAGATAAAATTAATGAAATTGTAGATGCTTTTAATACTTTAGCGCCCGGTGAAGATATAATCCATGGAAACGACATAACTATCAAAGAGTTACAAGGTACACAACGTGCTTTTGAATATGGTAAATATACAGATGATATATTAGATAAAATTCATTTAGCATTAAAAACACCAAAAACAATGTGGACAGACCCTGAAAAGGCTCGTCCAATATTCGAACCTTACGTTAGATACCTACAAACAATGATAGAGGGAGCACTTAATTCCCAGCTGATGCCTCAATTAGAGTCAGGCGATGCTAAATTTAAGTTTAGGCAAATTAATACAGATGACGCATTCACTAAAGCTAAGACAGATATGATTTATTTGTCAGAAGGTGTATTATCACCCGGTGAAGTGAGAGAGGAAAGAGGTCTTGACCCTGAAGGAGTAGCTGAACTAGATATGGAAACTTCTGAAGATATTAAGGCATCACCAATCAAACAAGAACAAAGTGATAAGAATGCTAATATTTCTGGCGGAAAAAACGAAGATAAGAAAGAAGAATCCGCTAGAGCACAAAATAGGGGAAATAAACCCTCCGCAAACGCAACAGGAGATAGAGCATGACATTCGACAAATGTATGTTAGACACAAAAGCTAACCTGAAGAAAAGGGGTTTTGATAACCCCGAAGAGATTGCAGCCGGCATGTGTAGCATGTGGGCTCATGAGAATGGCGTAGAGCGGGAATTTGCAGAGGGCAAAAGCACTGAACCTGTTCGTAGGTCATTCGCATTAGCAGTGGCTGACGGTGAAGATATGACATTTTCCAGCGATGAGGGAGTCGACTCTGTATCATTCCCAGTTATCGCTATTACATCCGGACCTCATGAATATGAGGTTGACGGAGAAGAACATAAAGTTTATATAGAAGGAGGTATGTTGAAAGATAGTTTAACTAAATTTTCAGAACTCCCCATATATGTAGACCATCAGAGAACAACTGAGGACCTAATCGGCATGGCAACGAAACCTGAGTTGGTCGAGATGGACAATGGAAAGACCGCAATCAAGATGTTGGCAACAGTATCTAATAAACATGGCCGCGGTCAAGAGGTAATGAATAAAGTTAAGGAAGGAGACATGACACATGTTAGTATTGATTGGTTTTCAAATGATATTGACGTTATGGGTGACAATTATGCCACTAATATTCGTCCTACAGAGGTAAGTTTCATTGACAATGAAAAGATGGACCCAGTCTGTAAAGAATGTACTATAGAAACGAAATGTGATTCACAAGAACCTGAAGACGACCACGACTGTGGTTGTGGTGGCCAAGAAGGAAATTGTGGATGCGAGTCAGAACAAACAGAGGTAAATATGTCAGAAGAGACAAAAGAAACAACTGTAAAATCCGACGCAGAAAGCATTGTCGAACGCGAGTTCGCTTCTCTACGCACACAACTTGAAGAAGCAGAAGCATCTAAAAAGGAAATCGAATCTGAATTCAAAGCAGCTATGAAAGAATTAGAAACTTTCAAAAAAGCAGAAGAAGACCGATTAACCAAAGAAGCAGAAGCAAGAAAAGTTGAAGCAGTAGAAGCAATTATATCCAAAGAAATCTTATTCGGTTCAATCGAAGAAGACAAAAAGGATGCTCGTGTCGAAGAACTTTCCGCTTGGGATGAATCCAGATTGACTGGATTTAGCGACGCTCTAGCAGCAATGCCTGAGCCAAGCAACGACGTCGAACGTTCTTTCGGAAAAGGTAAATCATCTGACGAAGGTGAAGTACCAGAAACCAAAAGAGAGTTCGGTATGAAAGTAGTTGACGGAAAAATCAAATTGAACAGAGACTACTATCTAAAAGGTGATTAAATATGGCAACAGAAATTTTAATTAACGATGGTGGAGCTCCAGCTCGTATTTTACCATACGAAGCAGCTGAAGCAATAACCGCCGGCTCTGCATGTACCGTTGATGCCAATGGTAAATTGCAGCTAGCAGATACAGGTGACGCCGCCGCTAAGTTTGCATACGCAGGAATAGCATTAGTCGATGCCGACGCTGGAGCAATAGTGTCTCTAGTAACAGGTGTTGGAGTAATTCTAAACATTGCATGTGCTAACGTCAATGCAGGTATCATTATGATGATGGGGGCAGCAACGCCCGGAGAATTGGTCACAGCTACAAACGCAGCAACTGCACCAAAAGCTCAAGCCGTCACATTAGAAAACAACAGTGGAGCAGGACTGACCAAGTGTCAGACTCTCTAAGGAGATAAACTATGGTCGACGCAACTCCCGGTCTATTGACAACCCTGAACACAGGTTCCTACGCCAACACTGGTGGAACAGGTGAAAGAGTACTCATTGACTACAAAGACGCAATTATTGACTACAAGGTCGCAGACCTTCCAGTTATGCAATTCTTTGCAGACCCAATGTCTACTGATACAGGGGGTAATATTGATATTACTTTCGGCAAACCTAGCATGAAGCTAGAACAACTAGAAGAAGGTACAACTCCGCAATACCAACACACAAAACTACGCTCCGAGAGAGTGTCAGTTAAAGAGTGGGGTATAGCAATTGGTGTAACCCGAAGAATGATTGAAGATTCAAGATTCAACGAAGTAGAAATGGCTTTGAATGAAGCCCGCAGAGCTGTAGACAGGCACATGACCCAACACGTTACTAACGTAATATTTGGTATCGGTGACGCAACTCTACAAACAGGTGTATTGTCTGGAGGAGCTTACTCCACAATTACCCCACAATCTGGTGGTTCATACGCAGCAGCTACTTCCGACGAATCAAACATATCTGATTTCAGTAAGGCAGAAAACGGTGGTTTCCTTGGAGCAAAAGCTACATTGACAGGAACTGCAAGCAGATTAGACGACTACGCAAATCAAGGCGTAACCATCCTATCTGGAGCAGCTTCATACAACGCAGCTACATCCACAGGAACTGACTCATTTACACTAAGTGACGTCGCCTCCTCAATTTCACGTATGTCTAAGCACGGATACAATGCAACACACATGTTCATTAATCCAGCTCAATACGAGAATATGTTGAAGATGGCAGATTTCGCAAGTATCTTTACTACAGCTCAATCAGTTGCAGTAGCAGATGGTGGAAATGTTATGCCTACCGCCGCAGGAAGTAATCCATTCGGTTCAATGTTATCAACAGGAGGACTAGTAGGACAACTCTACGGTCTAAACGTTGTAGTGAACGCATGGGTTCCAAGCGGAAGATTTGGTGTCTTTGACCTTTCCGTTAAGCCAATGGCTTACGTAGAGAGAAGACCATTGACTGTAGAAGAAGCAAATCCGGGATTCGGAATTGTTGGTTCTTACATGTCCATGAGATACGGATTGAAGGTCGTTAGACCAGAAGCCGGTCAAATCGTCATCAGTTAAAGTTAATTGTTTAATTTTAATAGATAAGGTCCGAGGGGAACCTTAATCCCCTCACTAAGATTTAGGATTATTTTTTATGCCGTCTTACCGTAGAGTACTAAACAGTTTACCCCACAATGCAGTGGGAAAAAAGAGGATTCAAGAAATAGAATCTATTACTCAGGGAACACAAGGTACACAAGGTAGACAAGGTACTGGAGGAACCGGTGCACAAGGTTCTACTGGTACACAAGGAACAACTGGTACTCAAGGTTCTCAAGGTAGACAAGGAGTACAAGGGCGTCAAGGTACGGATGGTGAACAAGGTACTGACGGAGAACAAGGTACTGACGGAGAACAAGGTATACAAGGAAGACAAGGAGAACAAGGTCGTCAAGGTGTACAAGGACGTCAAGGAGATGTTGGTACAACTGGT